GACGAGATTGGAATAAGAAGTGGATTATGCAACCAATGCCAAGACATATTATTATTGCTCTTTAAATTGGCATTAGAAAATAAACTTCCCCTAAAAGAGACAAGGAGGTTTAAACAGTTAGGAGGAAATTATGTTTATCACAAGGTGTCGCAGGTGTAAAAGAATAATTAGTCTTATTCCTCATAAAAATAACATTGAAAATATGATGAGGACTAAGAAAAAAACCAAGCTCTGCAAGAAATGTATAAAGAGAGCAGAGCAATTTGAGAAAGCAGTCAGGTTTTTTCAGACCTGTTAGGAGGTGATAATTTCTCGGCTCTATGGCTCTCTCCGTTAATGAGAACCAACTTTATACAAAAAATATGGATATAATTAAAAAAACATTAATAGCTTTGGTAGGCGGAGTAGTTATTACGGGAACTATTATACTTTTTGATGCTCAAAAACCTTGTGGACTTGAATTACACGATGTTAGTAATTCAAATCTAATAGAGAAAATGATTGAAAAAGTTGATAGTATTGAAGGTCAAGACAAAGAGTATATTTATGGTTGTGATTTAGAGCCTATTAAAAATGGATTAAAATTTTCTGATGTTAATTGTAAACAGAAAGATAAAGACGAATGGAAAAAATTTAAGAATGATAGTATCGATAAAATGAAACGTCTTAAGGATTTTGAATATAATGAAATAAAACAAATTCGTGAAGATTTTAAAGACATTTGGAATTATCATGTTTTTGAAAAATGCGGATTTATAGAAGAATAAAAATGAATAAAAAAACGCCACTTGTAAGCATAATAGTCATTACTTGGAATAGATTATTGTTTACAAAAAATTGTTTAGACGCTTTATTGTTTAGTATTAAAAAATTAGACTGTGAAATTATAGTAGTAGATAACGGATCAACAGACGGTACTGCAGAATACTTACAAAAGTTAAAGAACGATAGAAAAATTAATAAGCTACATATTTTTCCGCATAATAAAGGTTGCGGAAAAGCGACTAATAAAGGAATGAGTATGGCAGAAGGTCAGTATATTGTAGAAGTAGATAATGATATAGTATTGCTTGACGGATGGTGGTGGAAATGTCTTGAAATAATGAATGAAGAGAATATCGGGCAGATCGGTATACTTCCCGCTAATTATCCTGTATCGGCTGTTTTGAAAGGAATTAACATAGCTCCACCTAATGTTGCTGGAGCTTGGATGATAAAAAAAGAAAGCTACGATAAAGGAATAAGATGGTGTGAAGATAGTTGGAAGGAAACTCCTTGGCAAGCAGTTTTATTCTCAGCTTGGTTTAGAAGTAAAGGACTTCTTGTTGGAAATATTGCAAAAGATAAATTTGCTGTTGATATAGCAGAAGGTAATCATCATTTATTTCCGGAGTATTATAAAAAGACATTTAAAGATAGAAATATAGAATATTTATTAGAAGAAAAATTAAGTAATAAATCTAACAAAAAAACACTATGAAAAAACCTAAATTATCAATAATTACGGTAAACTGGAATGGGCTTGAGTATTTGAAAAAATGCGTAGAAGCTATTCAAGAGTTTACAACAGATTACGAGCTTATTATTATAGATAATGCTTCAGAGGATGGTTCTGAGCATTATATTAGAGAGATTGTAGAAAAGAATGAAAATATTAAAGCTCTTTTTAATGATAAAAACGAGGGCTGGGTAAAAGGAATTAATGAAGGTTTAAAAATGGTTGAAGGTGAGTATATTTGTTTTATCAATAACGACATAGAGGTTAAAAAGAATTGGTTTACTGATATGGTTAAACATTTTGACGATCCAGATGGAGAAAAAATTGGGGCAGTTGGATGTACTACTAATTTCACAATGGGACTTCAGAGAGCAGATTTAACAAAGCTTATTAAAGGAAATCATCATAAAGTTAATTATCTTATTGGCTGGTTAATACTTACAAAAAGAGAAGTACTTGAAGAAGTAGCTAAAAAAGATAGTAGAAAAGAACCTTGTATTAATAAAATGGCTGGGCTAGATACGCGATTCGGTATCGGTTCTTCAGATGATTTAGATATTTCACTGAGAATTAGAGAAGCTGGATATAGCCTATTTGTAGCTAGAGAGGTGTTTGTCTTCCATCACGGAAGCAAGAGTTTTGCTAAAATGTTTGGTGATCAATTAATGGTAAAAGATAGCGAAGATAGTAAAGCTTATATGGCAGATGTTGACGCAAAGCTTAATATATTAAGAGAAAAATGGGGAGAAGAAAGAGTAAAGGAACTTTTAACAATCAAAATGCCACAGCCTATTTATAGAGGTACAATAGGAGTACCACATCAAGATTTTTTTCCACAGAGATGGCATACAGATTTTATTTCCTTAAAAGGACTTGAAAATGTAAAAGTATCACATGTTTACGGTTCACAGATTGCTAAAGCCAGAAATGATATTGTCGCAACAATGAGTGGAGAGTGGTTAGTTTTCATAGATTCAGATATGACATTCCCATCTGATAGTTTAGAAAGATTAATAGAAGATGCTAAGCGAGAAGATGTTGATATAGTTGGAGCACCCTGTTATCGTAAAGTACCTAAATACGAACCTTGCTGGTTTTGGGAATTTCCTAACGGAGAAGAAAAATATTACAGAAAGCTTGAAACTGACTTAGGGGAAGAATTGTTTGAAGTTGATGCTATGGGCAGTGCTTTCTGTTTAATAAAAAAGAAAGTGTTTGAGAAAATGAAAGAAACAGGAATACCATTTTATCAATATACTGATACTCTCAGTGAAGATTTATTGTTCTGTCGAAAAGCTAAAAAATTAGGATTTAAAATTTGGGTAGATCCAAGATTGCAAATAGGACATTTAGTTATGTTACCTATTGATAGGGAAGTTTTTAAAGGATTCAATGCTACGGAAATTAAAGAATGGAAGAAGAAAAGAGAAGAATTTGGTGAAGATCCGACTCTCCATGCTATAAAAGAACAAGAAAAAAAATTGAATAAAGATAAAAAATTAAAAGATAAAGCTAAGAAATAATATGTCATATACAAATGATGGTGCAGTTAGAATAGCTGCCGGAATAGTTGGAAATTTAAATATAAGCACAGCTTCAATAGCCTCTAAAATAGTAATGGCTGATGGTATTATTAATGGAAAAATATCAGATGTTTATTCTTTACCACTAGATGAAACTCCAGCTTTCTTAATAGAGATTGCATCACAATTAGCTGCTGCTTTTATTTTGATAGATGAGTATGGCAAGGAAACTGCTGACACTGATAAGGATGGCTATAAAAGGCTTGATTTAATTTATAACGATGAAAAGACAGGATTGCTTGATAAAATTCAATCTAAAGAGGTAAAAATAATCAGTGATACTACATCAACAGAATTGCAGATTAATACAACTAAATCTCCAGTATTCAGACCTAATGACCTTTCTAGTAGTGAAAGTCAATCTGATCCAGATATTAGTACAACCCCAAGAATTAAAATGAATAAAATTTTTTAATATGTGTGCAATTATAACCATAGAAGCTGATACTAAAACTATTGACAGAAGATTAAAGATATTATCTGCCGGTGTAAAAGATTTTAAAAAACCGCTTAAAGAATCTGGCTTGTTTTCAGTAAAATTATTTAGAGAAAACTTTGATGTAGTTGGAGCAAAATTTAAGAAGTGGAAAGCATTAAGTCCAGCAACTATAAGAGCAAAAGCAAGAGCAGGATTTCCAATGGATCCGTTAATAGCTACTGGTAGAATGCAGAATAGCTTTAAATTGTTTAAATTAGAAAGACTCTTTGTCAGCATAGGTAATCCAGTTGCATATTTTAAATATCATCAGAGTAGTTCACCAAGAACAAGATTACCAAGAAGAGTTATGATTTCTACTAACGCGACGATGATTAAAACGATAAGTAAAAACTTTACAGATTATTTAAAAGCTTTATTAAAAAAATAGTTTATGAACGAATTGATAGAAAATTTAATAACATTACTATCAGCAAAATTTACAACTACTTTTAAATCGTATAATTATGGTTTAATTGTTTCTCCCGGAGATAAATCTTTACCAATGGTTTCAGTTATTCCTGTTTCTACTGTTGTTAGTAATTCTGGTACTGTAAACGATAAGAATTTATTTACTGTTAAGGTTGTAATTTTAGCTAGCTTAAAACAATATCTTAATAATGTTTCTGGTGAAGGTACTACATTAGACGCTTTACAAGCTCTTGTTGAATGGGTTGAAGATAGAGAAAGTACAGGCGAAGTTAAAGATAAATCAGTAATAGGAGTAATAAGACAGAATATAACTGCAAGCGGAGCAGTATTATATAATAATGAAATTAATGTTGATTATGAAGATTATTTAGATGAGCCAGAATTTCCTAAAGTTAAAGCTACTGTTACTTTTACCGCAGAAAGTAGAAGCAAAAGAGTATGATTAAATTAATACATTACATACTTGATTATTTAACTTATTTCATATGGAACAAATAAAATTAGCATTACCGTTAAAACACATATTTGTTACTCAGCCATTTGGATTAAAGTATCTTGATTTTTATAAAGAACTTGGAATGGAAGGACATAACGGAATTGATTTTAGAGCTTTGCGTAGTTGTCCAATCTACGCAGCTCACGATGGTAAAATAATAAAATCACATAGAGATGGTACTGGTGGTATAGTAGTTGAAATATTAGATAAATATAGAAGCTTTAAAACAATTTATTACCATAACCAAAGAAATTTAGTTAAAGTAGGACAGATAATAAAGGCAGGTGATAAGATTGCTTTAGCTGATAATACAGGAAAGTATACTACCGCAGATCATTTACATTTTGAATTAAAATTTGTGGATGTACACGGTAATACGGAAGATAAATATAATGGATATAGAGGTGCAATAGACCCAGCACCTTATTTCCCTAAGAATTGGTATAAGAGTAGAGCATATCATAGATATGGAAGAGAACAAAACTGGTTTGTCGATTGGTGTTTTAAATATGCTCCAGTAAATTATGTTAATCAATGGACAAAGAGCGGTAGATGGGTTCATAAAAGAATGATAAAGTTAGGCTGGAGAGTACCAATGTCTACTGAACAAGTAAACGCTATTATATACGGAGCTTGGGATTTTGATACAGTTGTTAATCCAGCTATGGAAAGCAACTGGCAATATTTAACCAAGAGTGAATATCTAAGAGGTCAAAGACCGTTTAAATAATAAAATTATGAAAGATTATGAAATCGTAAAACGCACAGAAGGAGATACGGAAATTGTGGAAGTAATTCCCAAAAAAGAAGAAGAAAAAACTGCTGATAAAAAATTTAAGAAGAAAAAATTATGAATCCACATTCAAGACTTGGCTATCTCGGTATAGCTGAAGAAACTTCTGCTGGAGCTGCTATTTTCCCAGATACTTTTGTCGAATTGCAGAGTGAAAGCATTGTTGTGAGTTATCCTGTTACTCCCGTTACTCCAATATCTAGCAAAAGAGATATTAATACAAGACCTGCTAAAGAAAAAATAGAAATATCTGGAGACTTAACAATACTCGTAGAAGCGAATAATATAGGAGAATTCTTGCAAAACTTTGCTGGAGCACCTACCACTAGCACAATTACATCAGGTGTAGCTTATCAGCATGTATGGACTCTCGGAAATACTAATGAGAAAACTTATACCTTTGACGTAAAGCCAGCTGACGCTACTTATGTTATGAGGTATACGGGAGTTAAAATCTCTCAAATGGCTTTCTCTCAAGTAGATAATAAAATACAGTGTGTTCTTTCAATCGTAGGACAAAAAGCATTTACTAATGCTCGTATAACAAAAGCAGCTAATAATACAGTGTCGGTTGAATTAGATCAAACCTCAGGACTTACTACTGATGATACGGTTAGAATTTTAAATGCTTCAACACTCGCTGTTAAAGATACTGCTTCGGTTAGTGCAATAGGAAGTGAATTAGCGTTAACTCTCGGAGCAGCTAGTACAGCTGCGGTTGGAGATATCGTAGTTATTCAGAAAAGTACGCCAATTTATACAGTTAGCGATAATATGATATTTGTTGGTGGCTCTGTTTTTAGCATGAAATCAAAGAATGATAGATATAACCCAATTGATAATGTTGCAGCTAAAGAATTGGAAGATTTTAGTCTTAATTTTATGAATGAACTTGAAGCAAGATATACTGCTGATGGTGCTAATTTAGCTAATCGTTTTCCAAAATCTGTTAAAGTAAAAGGATTTTCAGTTAATGGTAATCTCGTTAGTGTTTATACAACATCAGAAAGAATTGACGATATGAGAAGCAATGAACAAGTTGCTTTAAGATTAGACATGTACGGTAAAAAACTTGAGTCCAATTCTGCTGTTGCTGCTGACGTAGACGTCGGAACTGGTAATGCTGGATTTTCTGTTGCAGCTTCTGCTGCAGGTGAAGCTGGTAATGACCTTAACATAACAATTATAACAAATTCCTCTGACACTTTATCAGCTACTAAAACAGGTAATAATATCTTAGTAAAATTAGCCAGTACAACTACTACCAGTAATACTTCTACTCTCGTTACAGCTGCGGTTACTGCCTTGACAGGAGTTATTGCTACTGCTTCTGGTTCAGGTGCAAGTACAGTAGTGGTAGCTTCCAAAGCTAACTTTACAGGAGGAAGAGATGCAAACGAAAAAGAATTACTGAGAGTTGATTTAAACCACGTAGTATTCGATCCGTTTAATGATAACGTTTCAGAAGATGATTTAGTAGTTGAGGATATTCCATTTAATGCTTATTACGATAGTACAGATAGCAGAACTTGCAAAATTCTTTTAAGAAATGCAATTAGTTCTTATTAAGTGTAACCTAGATTACATATAGCTTGGCGGGTAGTGGACGTAGGTTTATAGCGTTTTCCTATTTTCCATTACCCTAAAAGCATTTAAAAAATTAAACGTGAAAATCTATGAAAATTGAAATCACAAACGGGTATGTCAATATTAGAGATATATACCCTAGAAAAATTAACAGAGGAGTTAAAAATATTCTTTTTAAAGGAGTTGAATTATCTTCTGAGGGAGAAATGGACGATACCGGTAAGAAACTTATAAGTAATAAGTCAAAACAGACAGGTTTTAATATGGAAGCATCAGAAGAAGCAAAAGATTATGTTTTACTTCATATGATCGAAGAAATAAATGTTGATGGAGCATCAGTAGAAGTAAGTATGAAGGTAATAGATGAAATGGATACAAAAGATTACGATAAAATTAAAGATGCAATAGATAAGATAGCTGAACCCGTAGAGGGAAAAAAAGAATAAGGGAAGACATTTTTAAAGCAATAAATGGAGTAAAATGTGTAATCCCTGATGTATACGAAGAGTTTATGCTTTGTGATAGACTTAAATGCCTTCCCTCGCAATTAGATGATGAAGATACCAATAAATTAAATTGGTTTATTCATATAATGCAAAAAGAAGCTGAACATCATAATAAATTAATGAAGAAGGCACAAACGCAGAAAAAAAATAAATTTAGATAAATGGCTCAGAAAGAAGAATTACAATTAATAATACGAGCTAAAAATGAAGCTCAAAAAGAATTAGGTAACGTAGAAAAAAGTATTGGCGGTTTAAAAAAAGGATTTGGCGGTTTAAATTTGTCTTTACTTGGTATTGTTGGTGCTTTCAGCTTTCTTGGAGTGCAAATGGTAAAAGCTGCGGCTGAATTTGAACAGACTAAAGTAGCTTTTACTACAATGCTTGGTAGTGCTGAAAAAGCTAATACTCTTTTAAGAGATTTGGCTGAATTTGCCGTTAAAACTCCATTTGAATTACAAGATGTTGAAAAAGGAGCAAAGGCTTTACTAGCTTTCGGAGTTGAAGGAAATAAAATAATACCTACTTTAAAATCTTTAGGTGATGTTTCAGCTGGTCTTTCTGTACCAATGGAAAGATTAATTTTGAATTTTGGACAAGTAAAAGCCCAAGCAAAATTAACAGGTAGAGAATTAAGAGATTTTGCTATTGCCGGTGTTCCTATTTTAGATGAACTCGCTAAAAATTTAGGTAAATCTAAAGTTGAAATACAAGGAATGGTTAGTGCTGGCAAAATAGGTTTTCCAGAAGTTGAAGCTGCTTTTAGATCAATGAGTAGTGAGGGCGGAAGATTTAATAATTTAATGGATAAGCAATCTAAAACTTTACTCGGAAGAATAAGTAACTTAAAAGTTAGTTGGAATTTATTTTTGAGAGAACAGGGACAAGGTTTGATAGCATGGGCTGGAATGGCTATCGATTGGCTTTCTAAAATAGTTGATTGGCTAAGAAGAGATGCTGAGGGATTTAATTTAGTCGGCAAGATTATTTTTAGCTTAATTGGTTTTTTCAAAGCTCTCGGATTAACAGTATTCGCCGTATTCCAGCCTATAGTCGGATTAGCAAGAATTATGTTTGAAACTGGAAAAGTAGGTGCAGCCGTTGTTAGAGATATGATTAACGGATTTAAAAATCTAGGCAAAACAATGACTACAATTTTTAGTGCTTTTGGTAAAGCAGCTAAAGGAAATTTTAAACAAGCTAAATTAGACTTACAGGGATTAATGCGAGATGCTTTTAGCGAAACTACGGCTCAAATGGGAGAATTTGATAATGTTCTAGCAGATATTGCTTTCGGGGTTGAGGAAGGTTTTCAAAATGCAGCTGATGCTTGGGTTGATCTTGCAAAATTTGAAGGATTTGATGCAGCTATGAAAAAGTTCGGAGAACTTGGCGAAGGTTTAAAAAATGAAGTAGGAGCAGGAGCGGCAGGGGCAGGAGCAGAAGCTAAAAAATTAATGGATGCTTTTGACAAGCTCAATACTAAAATAGTAGATTTTGCAGAAAAGAGTTCAGATGCCTTAACTCAAGTGACCACTAAAATTAAAGATTTACAGAAAGAATTAACTTCAGTATTAGTAGCAAACGTAAAAGAGAACATGAGTATTAATCAAGAATTTGCAGAAGCTTTTGTTGCACAAGAAGAATTAGTAGCAGGTCTTAGAGCAGACTTTGGTTCAGAAACTAATCAAGAAGCAAAAACAGAACTTCAAAGAAGATTGCAATTTGAAGAAGGCGAACTTGAAAGATTTAGAACTATTGCAATAACCTTTGAAAATGAAATTAATGAAGTTAGAAGAAAAAATAGTTTATCTGATATAGCAAGAACGGTTGAAGGTTTAAATAATAAAAGAACTTTACTTAACATAGAATTTGAAAAGAATTATAACAGGATACAGAGTGAAATAAGTTTAGAAATAGAGAAATTTAAGAAGATACAAGAAATAAATGCAATAGCTTTAAAAGAACAAGATAAATTTAATGCTCAGAGTGAAAAAATGACCGTAGAAAGTATCAATAGTCAGATAGAAATGTACAATCAATTAGCATCCGCTATTGCAAGAGCAAAAGAAGGTAAAACAACTGGAGCTTTAAATATGGCAACATCAATAGAAGAAAGAGCTAAACAGAGTATTGAAAAAATTACTCCAGCAGTTGCTATTACTAATAATTTTAATGGTAATTTCTCATCAGAAGAAATGGCTGAAAATATGGGTGATGAAATTGTAAATAAATTAGTCGGAGCTGGTTTAAATATTTAATTATGTATAAATTTTTTATAAAAACAACTGCATCTGCTGGCTGGACTGATATAACAGAAAATGTAACTAGAGATAGCCTTAGGATAGAAGAAAATATACAAGAGAAGGCTAACGTAGCTGTTTTTGCTCTTGAAAGTATAGGTTCAGTTCAAAAGGCACAAGAAGTAAAGATTTTTGATACTGCTGTATTAGTATCTGTTTCAACTACTACTCTTTTAACTGTTAATGATTTATCTGATAAAGTTAAAAAATTTAGGGTTAATGATAATATTTGGATTGATGGTAGTGGAGATGATGAAGAGAAAGTATCAATCACAGCTATAAATACATTTAGTAAAACGATTGCAATTTCAACCGCTTCTCAGACTCATAGTGTTGGTACTATTGTTGGAGTAAAAAAGTTTGCTGGACATTTGACCAAAGTAGTTAATAAAAATTTACATCAATTAACTAATGTCGTTTACGGAATAAATGCTATTGATTATACTAAAGAGTTTGATCGTAAGTTAATTAACGATAGTTTCGAGGACAAAACTGCTAAAGAAATTGTAGACGAATTTGTTAAAGAAGTAGTTAATCCAGGACTTTCTAGCACATTTACAACATCATTAATGGAAACAGGATCGTCATTTGATAATTTAAGAGCAGCTTTTAAAAGTCCGATGGAAATAATGCAAAGATTGGCAGAAGCTGACGGAAGCTTTGCTTGGTGGATTGATTATGATAAAAACATACATTATAAATCTTTCGGTCAAGAAGTCGCACCGTTTTCTTTAACAACTCTTAGCAATAATTTTATTGATTTAGAAATACTGGCTGATTTAAACAAAGTAAAAAATAGACAAGTAGTTCTTGGGGGACTTGAAGATTCATCTGAACGGGTAACTGAATTTCACAAAGGGGATGCGAATAAACGCGAATGGGTACTGCGTTCTTTGTTTTCTGACTTAACAATGGCGGTAGGTACATTTTCTGCCTCAATGACTACTGTTTCAGTATTACCAGACCACATAAATACTGAGGTTAGTGCAGATTATTTTTCAAATTATGTTATGCAATCTGTTAGAGCAGCAGCTACTACATCTACTCTCGCTGCTACTGACGTTATAAGATTTAGATATAACGAAAAAGTACCAATTAATGTTCTCGATGAAGACCTTGTTAGTATAACTGCTCTAAAAAATTTAGGTTTTGGTGACGGAGTGATTGAAGGTAGACCGATTATAAACAAGAGCATAGATAAAAGAAGTGAAGCTGAAGATGTAGCTAGAGCTGAATTATTAAAACACTCTAATACAATATTGAGTGCTAAATTTACAACAGAAGAGCAAGGCTTACATCCCGGCCAGGTTATAAAAATTAATGATAGTAATAGAAATATAAATCAAGATTTTTTAATACAGAGGGTTAAGGAAGTAATTTATGCAGGCGATAAGTCAAGGTATGAAATTACTTGTGCTTCGTCGCTATTAGGTATTACTGAATTAGTGCAGAAATTATTAAAAGCTGGTGAGAAAGTACAACTTGACGAAGATGTTGGGATAGATTTATTGAAATTATTAAGAGAGAAAATATCAATGACCGCAAGTTGGGCAAGAGAAGGCGAAGAAGAACAGATTGAAGTAGTGTCGTTTACTGAAAGTTTATTGAAAGAAAATCAAACACCGCCGTTTTTATGGGGGCAAGACCCCGATTTAGTAGGCTGGTGGAAATTAGATGATGATTTAGCGGATACAAATGTAATTGATAGTAGTGATAATGGGAATGACGGAACTTTGGAAGGTAGTGATAATACAGAAGATAAAAGTGTAAATGGAATAGCTAAAAAAGCGTTTGATTTTAATGGAAGTGATGACCAAGTAGCACTTACATCTACAGTAACATTAACTGGAACTTTTACACTTTCATTTTGGATTAAACGTAATCTTCATACAGGGTATAGATTTATCCTTTCTGGACCTATTACTGGAACACAGGTAAAGATTGGACAAAGTAGTAAGGGGGCAGTTTTTTTTATAAGAATATTGGATGGTGGTAGTGACGATACATCTGTTTCTTTGCCCTCTACTGGAGATTGGCATTTAATAACGATAACAAGAGATTCAAATAATAAAGTAGATTTATATATTGATAATGGTATTACCAATAGATTATATTCAGGTGCTGCACAAAGTGGAAATACTACAATAGCTACAATAGGCTCTGGAAGTGGTACGCAATACTGGTGGGGGTTAATTGATGATGTAAGAGTATATGATAGAGTTTTAACAAATGCTGAAAAATTAGCTTTACAAAATAATCCACTTTACAACACTAACGCTCCACAAGGACGTTGGAATTTAGCACAATATGCAAACGCTTAATTAATTAATATACAAAACTTATGGCAGAAAATACTGGCCTCACTGGGGCATCCGTTTCAGGAGGAGATGATATTAATGCATCAGATCACAATGAATTGTTTGTGGACATAAAAAAAATAAGACAGGAAACTTTGAAAGCTGGAGAAACAATAGCAGGTGCTACTTTGCCTGTGGCAGTTTATCAAAAAGCTTCTGATAATGAAATTTATGCTTGTGATGGAGATGATATAACTACAATAAATTGCATAGGATTTGCTATAACTGACGGTACAAATGGAAACGACATTGTTGTTCAGCATACTGGAATTGTCGGAGGGTTTACTGGTTTAATTGAAGGAAAACCATATTATATCCAAGATGATAAAACACTTGGAACAAACAAAGGTACTTATGCAATAATGGTTGGATTTGCTGTTAGCGAAACTCAAATTAAAATTGATATAAGATTTCCTTTAAGAAAAACAGCGGTATCAACTACTCTACAACATTCAAGCGATACTGAAAAAACTACAAATAGTGCTACTTATGTAAAACTGAAAGAAATATTAATCAATAATGATTATGATGCAATAAGAATTAAATTTGATATTCAAAGTAGTAACAATAATAATAATACATATGGACGAATATATAAAAATGGAGTAGCAATTGGAACTGAACAAGCGAGTGGGCTTGGTGGTTATGTTACAAAATCAGAAGATTTTAATAATGATTTTAAAGTTGGAGATTTATTACAGCTTTATGGTAGAAGAGAAAGTGCCTCGGATGATTGCGATGTTAAAAATTTTAGGATTTATTACGATAATGATATTCAAGAATTGATTGCTACTGACACTAATCAAGATCCATAATAAAAATATGATTAAACAAAACAATACAAACAAACAAATAATCCTTTTAACAGAAACTGGAAGATTTATTATTGTTGAGCCGAATGAAAATATTAAGATTAGCGAAAAGTTTACCGTCTATGAAGAAGTTAATAAAACCTTAAAGGATATTAAGAAACGTAAAAAAATACGAGTATGAAAAAAGAAAAAGGACAATTAGTCGGAATTTGGGAAGCAATAATTAAGAATAAAAAAACTAATAAAATTGAAAGAGTTACTGAATATAAAAATTTGCTTCCAACCATTGGCAGACACGTAGTCGCTATGCAATTTGCCGGAACTAACACAGAAGAACTTGAAGTAAAATATATAGCGATCGGTACAGGCTCTACTGCTCCAGCTAACGCTGATGTTAAGCTTGAATATGAAGTTGCCAGAAAAGCCGTAGGATCTGGCTCTGCTCCAGGTGTAGAGGCTTCAATCGCTGCTTTTTTCTCAACCACAGATATTCCAGATAAAACTTATCTTGAATTTGGGGCTTTTGCTGATGGCGGTATTACTGCTTCTTCGGCTTCTGCTGACGTTGGAATATTAGTAAGCCATGTAGCAGCATTAGAGACTGTTTCCAGTGAACAAACTTTAACTTTAACTTTTCGCCTTTCTGTTAACGATGGAGGATAGGTTATTTCTTGCAAGTAAATATACACAAAAAAGAACTCCAATCAAAGAGTTCTTTTTTATAGCGTTTTTTTATCTGATGTTTCTGTAATACTCGTTGTATCTCTCTTCTCCCACATTTCTCTTTATTAAATACTGTGATGTAGGGGCAGCTGGTTTTACACATCTGCCATTATAATCTTCTGGCCTTCCATCAAAACAGATTTCTGACTCGGGATTATCTCCGTAAAAAACTTTCAAGTTTTGTGAGTTAATATCCCATATCTGCCAACTAGAAGAAGCAAGCAGAAAAAAGACAAAAACTAATACACTAATCTTTTTCATTTTTTTTATATATTAATTTATTATTTAAAAAATCTATAATTTCATTTATCTTTTCTATGAATTGTTCATTTAATTCTTGACTTGGGGTTGAAATAGCGACGAAAAGGTTTTCTATTTTTTTATCATTTTCCATATTTATTTTAAGCATGGACTCCACCACTCAGGATGTCGTGGAAACCAAATCATAAATTGATTAATGTTTTGTTTATAATCTTTCCTTGAACCAGTCGCTTGTATATGATCATTCCAAGTGCCATCTAAGAACTGATAGATCCCGACAGCCGTTGATGTAGGATTTTCAGCTAACGGATTAAAAGAACTCTCACAGAAAGCAATATCTAAAGCCTCCTGTACGTTTACTCCATACTGATTAGCTCGATTTATTATTTCCATTCTAACAACATCTTCTATTGACTTGTCTGTATTAGTAGGTAGATTAAACTGATTTAGACAGTTGGTAATTTTTTTCTCGAGTTGTCTATTCTCGGCTTCAAATCTTTTATATGTACCAAAATAACGTTCTTTTTTAATTGTTGTTTCAACTAAACTTACGGTTGTAAATACCCATAAGAAAAGTCCGCAAATTAAGAATAATATAATATATTTCATATTATATATCTTTTAGTTTATTAATATATTTTAAACCCTAAAGCATTTAAGAAGTCTGGTAATTGTTTTTTAGTTAAAGTTTTAGGATTATCAGTTTTACCTATAAATTTTGAATTCATAAGGTCAGCTTCACACAGGTCAGCTTCACGCAGGTCAGCTCTACGCAGGTTAGCTCCACACAGGTCAGCTCCACGCAGGTTAGCTCCACACAGGTCAGCTCCACGCAGGTCAGCTTCACTATCTAATGCTTCCCTTGTTGCTTCTTTAATAGTTTCTTTTGTTGATGAAAAAATAACATTTCCTGTCCAACGATTTTTTATTTCTAATTTAATTTCTTTTTTTTCTTTGACATCTTTATCTATTTCTTCAACATATTTTTTTACAGTGTCTATGTTGTCTAACACTTGTTTTTTTGTAATCATAAAATTATATCTTTTAGTTTATTAAGGATTTGTT